GATTAATAGCCGCGCGGAAGCCTTCAGTTTCTTGCGTACGGTCTAACTTCATACGGTCAGTTTGTGATTTAACCGCCATATTTGCCCCAGCAATTTCTTTCTGTGCATCTATACGTTCACGCTCGATCTGCAACTGTTTCTCACGAGCAAGCGCGTCCGACTGATCTTTAGCAATCTTGCGCTGAACTTCAGCCTGTTTAATCTGCAACTCTTGCATCTGCATTTGAATAATTGGGTCTTGCATCTGTTGCTGAGCCTGTTGTTGTTGGGCTTCTTGCATGTGCTGTTGTACAAGTTGTTGTGTAGCTTGCGCAGCACGTTGAGATACTTCGACTTCAATTTCTTTAGGAATCATCACATCGTCGTCTTCCTCGTAATTCGGCAATGTAATACCCATATTCGCTTCCATCTGCTTGCGATACTCGTAACCAACGTGTTCATTAATGTGCGCCATCATCGCTGCTTGCAGCATCTGAACCTGTGGGTTCTGACCCAGAATCTCTTGAATCTTCGGGTCTTGCATTGCACCCATGTGAACAGCAATATGCGCCTGATGATCCTGATACAAAAACGCTTTAACAGGCTTACCCGCTAAAAGGTTTTGGTTCTCAGTTACAGGGTCGCGCGGGCGCGTATCGTCGTCCATTGGGATCAACTTGTTTGCGTTTTTAATCCCCAATACTTCAACCATCTGACGGTGCAATAGCGGCAAGTCATACAACTGAGGAGCACTTTGGGCAAGCTGAAACACAGCTTGATACTGGACAACCTTCTGAGACATAGTTGCAGCATTTGGATCACTGACAGGCACTACATCTACCTGATCGTAATCACTTTGCTTCGCCCGTTTTGATCCGTCTACCGGCTCGTAGTCGTACTCGTCTGGTGTAAAGTCACGAATAATGTCCTTTAACAGACGAAACTCTTCGTGCATTGAGTAGTGAATACGCGCCTGAATCGCAGACATAATCTTCAGGGTACGCTCTAAAATAGCCAGTGTGGTCCCAACGGGGGATTGGGCCGACATGTCACTGATCTTGAGATCAGCCGCACTGGCAAACCTACGGCCTTCATCGATGATTTGATTCATCAATCCAGCCAAAACTTGCGATGGTTCCTTGTATGGCAGCGGCAAAATGTTGTCGCGTATTGCGCCACTTGGTACATCTACGTCTCTAAACTCGCCCGGAGAAATCGGCGTGTCGTCGCCCTTGACCCGCATACCACGAGTCTTCAAACCCCCCGGCAAGTTCGAGAGAGTACCTGCGTCTACAAGCTGACGCAGTATCGATGTACCTGATTTTGCAAACGCGCCGATTAAGTGAATTAGACCGAAGCAATAGAAGCCAAACCCGGGAACATAACCGTAGTGAACAAAGTGATTACGCTTTAATTTAAGCTTATCTTCAGGCTTCCAATTGCGCCGAATTGAGAGGATTGTTTGCGTACTCTTCTCAATAGTTACGATGTAAGGCAGTGCTATACCCGTCTCTTCACCGTCGTCATCTACATCCTCGTAACCCGGCAAGTCCAAGTCAACCTGCATCTCCAAGAGTTTGTAGCGATCATCTGTAGTCGCTCTAAAGCCCAGCTTCTCGGCAATCTTTTTCTCGACTTCTTCGATGGTATTAACTGGGTCGCCCAAGTCTTCGTCAAGATAGAAACCCGACACTTGTAGCTTCCTAAGTTCGTTTTTTGTCTTGCGCATGACGTGCGTTACACGTTCACATGTTCTTAAAGAAGACGCGCCATACGGCACAACTACATCTTCCGCAGGAACATAGATCGACGTTTGACGCCCTAAAGACGGGTCAAAGTAAACCTTCTTAAACGCATTACCAGACAGCCCCAAGCCCCACAACATACGCTCGTGTTCAGGACGGTACTCAGGCATTTCTTCTGTCAGGCGGTAATTCATGTCGTCTTTAACTCGTTCAGACGCTTCTTTTTTAGCCGTAGTTTCTTTGCCTATAATCTTCGTCTTAACCGGACCCGCCGCCGGAAACGTCTCCATAATCGTTTCAGACTGAAACTTAACCAGAGCCTCAGACAGTAAAGGATGTGTAACACCGCACGCACCAGCCCAAGGTTCTGTTCGTTCTTCAAGCTTCATCCCCAATAAATCAAGCCCGTCAACGTAAGTCTGTACCCAGTCCTTACGACTCGATATATCTTCCTCATACGCGTCGATCAAATCAGAAGCAAGCAGTGACAACTCGTTGTCCGCAATAAACTCTGCCAGATTTGCCTCAAAGTCCTCGTCAGTCATCTCGCGTGGCTCAATCTCAATCTCAAACCCATCGGTTGCAATCCTCACCGACTCTGGGTCTTCGATCTCAATCTCCAAGTCAGGCTCGCCTAATGTGGCCTGATCCAGCCCTTGCGGGGCTGCGTATAAACTTTTTTCAATTGCCATGATTCATCCTTAGTAAGTCTGTTCAATACCGCATCGGGCGCAGTCAAACCCGGCCTTAGTCACGAAGAATAACTGCCCACCACAAGCACATACCCATCTATCATCGGGTGGCTCTACTATTCCCATCCATGTACCCTTAAAAGTGCCACAACTTGGACACTCAAAACACTGCACACCGGGTGGGCCGACTGCTGCCCACTCGTGTCTACACTCCATACAGTACCCGGTGCCACTCAAGGATGTTTCAGTCTCCTCGGGTTCCGGCTTTTTAAACTCAACGACGTTACTCATTAGTAGTAAGCTCTTTTACGTTTCGATTTAAACAGTTGAATCTCTTCTGGCTCGTCGTTCTCAAGCCGGATAAACCCACCTTGTCTAAATCGCATAAGGGCTAGAGTTGTCGAGTCAACCAAGTCGTCGTTAATGCCTGACGGAAAGTCGTTGCACTCCTCAATCACCTCCATAGCCCAACGTCTCTGGGGTGCCCACACAATACCTCCGTGAAAGAGGCTAGATACTGCGTTTACCCGGGAAATCTTGTCTTGCCCTTTGCCGGGGGTAAACTCTTGTACTGGCACACCCATACGCCGCATTTCCTGATACAACACCGATCCGTTTGACTTTTTCTCGACTATCAAAGCATCAGGCTCCCAGTCCTTGTACTCTTCAAGCACGAGTGCTTTTAAGTCCGGGTACTCAAGTCGTTTCTTTATAGAATTCAAAAGAATGATGTTGTAGTTGTTGACTTCCTCGTTGTAAAACACGCCCCATGTTGTTAAGGCGTTATAGTCAGAACGGTTATTTGCTTCTTGTGCCGCATCAAGCGACATAATGATGAACTCGCACTGTGGGGCATCTTCTTCCTCCCACATATTCCACCACTCACGCTTTATAAGCGCCCCCTCTTCCGAGGTCGGTTGCTGCATGTACTGTGCGTTCCAGTATCGTATATCCAGTGATGCCTTTTTCGCCAACAACTCTTCAACCGGCCAGAATTCGGGCCACAGAGCGTTGTCGTTTTCGTCGATTGCCGGGAACTCCACCACTTCCCAGCGATCCACATCCTCACTGCGCTCCATTTGCGTGACAATCTGTCCAGTAAGATCAAGTTTGCTCCATCTTGTCATTACTACAATGATCGCCCCACCCGGCATAAGACGCTGGATTGGCCCTGATTGGAACCACTCCCATGCGGGTAGAAACACTTCGGCTCTTCCCAGTTTTGCTTCTTGTTCAGAGTGTGGATCGTCAATAATAAATAGATCAGCACCCCGGCCAGCAAGAGCACCGCCCACACCAATGGCAAAATACTCCCCTCCGAAGTTTGTTCCCCATCTCGACGCGCTTTTTGAGTCAGCTTGTAGCTCAATCTGCGGAAAAACGTCATGATAGTTCTCCGATCCAACAAGATTTCGCACCCTACGACCGAACTGAACAGCCAAATCCGCTGTGTGTGAGGCCATGATGACCTTTTTCTGGGGGTATTTACCCAAAAACCATGCGGGAGCGAGGTAAGAGATGAGTTCAGACTTGCCGTGACGGGGTGCAATGTTCACAATCACCCGTTTTTTCTTGCCAGCAGCGATTTCTTCAAAGATTTTTGCTAATTTATAGTGGTGCGGCCCCACTTTATAGCCCGGATAGACGTGTTTTACGAAGTCAAGGAAGGAATCCTTGCTGATTTCGCGGTTTACTTCCTCTTTGTACTTCTTTAATAGCTCAGCCGTGCGCCGTTTTTGCTTTTCCGGCATGTTTGGTAGCGCTGCACGGAGCCTATTTAACTCCACGGTCGATAATTTAAGACTCTCCAAGCCCACTGGACGCCTCCCTGACCTCAACATCGATGACCTGATCTTCAAGCATGTTCAGGGTCTCAATCAGTTCACGCTCGACTTCTTCTATTGTCTGTATCTTGTGGGTTATTTCAGAGCGCTTTTTAAAGGCATCGACCCCATCGACCTCGCCTAGCTTGGATAAAGCGGTAATCCGTGCCTTTGCGTCCTTTGCGTTCTCGACTTCAGATACCAGCTTGTTGACGACGTAAAGTTTTAGGTCAGACAGTTCCTCGACAATCATGCAGTTGCTCTGCGCGACCATACCAGCTAAGTAAGCCATCACTTCGTTGGGGTACTTTGCAAACTCTGGCCTGTGGGCAGGGTTGTGCATCATCTGTCTGGCTACTTCCCGAGCAGTATCTATATGTTCTGGAGAAGGCTCAATTGGGGTGTTATTTAAATCAGCGACGAGTTTGATCGTGCGCGCTCTCATTTCAAGTTCTTCATGAGGCGACAGTGGGGGCATGGCCTCAAAGGCTGAGGCTGGCAGAGGAATATCTTCCTCGATGTTAGGG